GGCCCCGTTGCGAATGTACTTGCGCCGTGTCTCACCGTTGAGCAGGTCAGGATCACACTCAACTGCGAATGGTATCCACAAGTTGGCTTCGATGACATCGGTATACGCAGACAAAGCAGTCTCTGAGGCCGGGGAAGGATCAGCGGCATCATAGTCAGGTCCCATGATGAGGTTTCCGGCGATCCCGGTTCCAACAGATGGCACCCACACGAAGCGGAGTCTGTTGAACCTGTAGGACTCGTACCCCGCAGCCTCATTGGACAGCCACGGGAACGAGAGGGCCATGCCCGGGTTGAGGGCAATGGACTTAAGGATGGTGAATGCACCAGAGCCAGGGGTGACAACCTTCGCAACCTTCTCACGGTGGATGATGCGCTGCTCATTTGCCGACCGAGTAAAAATCGGCTGAGCCTTGCGCATCACGGTGCCTTGCGCCACCGGAGCGAAAAACGACCCCATTCCGCCCATCGCAACGTCAGCGGGTGCTCCGCGCTGGGTCTGGGCCCGGCCGCGCTTAGCATTTCGCTGTCTGGTTCGTCGCTTCTTTTGCGGTGCTTGAGGAAGTGGTGCAGGAGCATTGCCAGCAGCCCTAGCGCGCTTGCGACTAGCGCGAGAGCGTTGAGGGGCATTGTTGTTATTGGTGCTCATCGTTTCAGATAAACAAGTCAATTTCAGACCTCCGGTGCGACCGGACCAACACCTTTTCCTACTCGGTTAGTCCGAGGGATTTTTAGGCTGTTCTCTGCCATTGGACAAGTGCACTGGGTCATAGCAATTCGTGGTTGCTGGGGGCACGACCCCCCTGTTCACCCTGGTGTTCACCTGTTACGTGCTGAATATCCCGGCACGTACGGGAGATGTTTAGGCTATCCACTGCCTGGCCCAAGGGACTCAAGTAGGCTTACGTTTGGCAGACGACTCAAACCTAGCCTTCGCTTTAACACCACAATCGCGGCAGCGGAAAGGACCTCCTGCCAGCATCTTCTCGCGTTGTTCAGCACTAACTTGGGAGGAATTGAATAGGCCACCACACTCGCGGCAATTAGCGGCCACGGTGGAAGACCCATCAACTTCCTCTTTCCCCTTGTCCAGAATTGGACGTGCAGCCTTAGCATCGGCCTTGGCACTGGCTTTGCTTTCATGAACCTGGACATGTGTACTACGCCCGAGTTTGAAGACGTCATCCTCACTCAGCGTGGCGCCCGCTGGCAAAACGACCTCCCCATTCATGATGACCGCAACCTTGGGTAGCACAACCTCGGCTTCACCGAACCCAGGGCAATTAAGCAACTGAGACACAGTGTTGACGAGCTGCAACCAACCACAAAGTCCCTGGCGGTCTAGGCTGAGCTTGAGGCATGCCTGATCAACCACGAAGTCCATCCAAGGCGCTCGGACGTTAACAACATAGCTTGGCTCCTCAGCTGTTGGGCTGTTCCAACGACCCGTACGCACAGCTGCTTCAAGTAACTCCTCAACCACGGGAGTATGCATGTCGGTACATGCCAAACTTGTCAGCTTCTCAGCGAGCTTGCCCCAAGCCTTAGAAGGCTGGGCAGCCATCGGATCAACGGTGAGGTGCAACTTCACAATCATGCGACCGAAATCGATCATGCTGTTAGTATCACCAGTGAACACATCGGGGCTATAATACCTACCCAGAAAATTCACACCCATCTCCCCCCGGTTAACGAACACGCAGTCCATGCTCATGCCGAAGTCTCGGGCCACACTTTGGAATGTTTCGGCATCTAGGTCAGCCGTGAAACCATCGTCCCCGCCATAAAGACCAAGACCCTTACGTGCCTCCTCAGGGCTAAGGCCCTGAATGCGCAACGAAGCATAGGAGAAAAAGGCACTGCGCGCGGAGTTCAACGCGGCTGTGTCAGGGAACCCGGACAACTGAGTGGTATCAGTCCAGTATTCAAATCCTCCAGGAGTCTGGGCAATGTACCCAAAAGTCTTGCGGCGCGCTTTGAACAACGCACCATGGTGGCGCTTGGCGTACGCTCGGGCGAGCAGCATCTGGTCGAATTCACGCAATGCCAACTTGACGTTTCCATCAAAGCGGTTTGCATCGGTATCCAAAATGCCTACTTTCGCGCTCATGGCGACTGCTGCAACAGCTTCATTCACCTGCGCGGGTTTCATCCCGAAAGCGTACCACGGACAACTTCTGCCACCACTAATGCCAGGAAGGCCACAGTCAGTAAACTGTGCAAAATGATCGGAAAGCGGGTACATGTACTGACTCCACTCCATCATCATGATCGGCGGTGCAGGGCTGATGATCCTCGTATCGGTTGGTTTTCCGTAAGTCTCACGCTTGTTGAAGACTTGGAGCTTGAACGGATCAGGTTTTCCAGCAATCGCGGCCTCATTGCGAGTCTGCTGGCCAGGCCGCGGTTGACGCAGCTTAACCTCTTCGATAGTGCAGGGGTCCAGGATGTGCGCCTCAGGGAAGAGGAACTGACAAAACTCGACCGCGAGGGATAGGTACTTAACGGGCATCTGGTCCACACGATTTCCAGTGAACTTCTTGACGCGACCCTCAGCTGCTTGGATCTGGGCGGGTAAACCACCTAGCGGGACATATGCTCCTCCCGCAATAATGGGCTTCATGAAAGGGACCGCAAGGGGGGCTTCTGCAGCCCCATCCAAGTTGAACGTGTACCTCCTTTCACCCATGATGGTGGTTCCTATGGACAGTATTGGCAAGGGTCCAGGATTGGCTTTAAGAAACTCAGCCAACAACCCTGCCTTTCCGCGCAATTGCACAATGCGCTTCTCCAGCTCCACGGCCACGGTAGCGTGGGCCTGGCCGTAAGAGCTTACGCAGGACAGAAAATGGCAGCGTGCTGCTTCAAAATCAGTCTCTGGGAGTGTGAGTGCGTAGGGGCTATCTACACGCCCAATAGACACTGTGGTGCCTTCCGAGGTCATTGTGCGCAAGCACACGAAGCCTTCACAGACGTTCGGTTTAATGCGCTCCAAAG